GCAAAATACGGAAGGCGTGGTCAAGGCGTTTGAGGCTGCTCAAGGCGCTTTCACGGTGCTGGAGTGGTTTGGTAAACTTGCCAAGCCTATCCTGTGGATCGGTGGTCTTGTAGCCGCTGCTGGCATCATCTGGCAAAACGTGAAACTCAAATGAAAGACTGGGCCGTTAGCTTCATCGCTGCGGCCCTCCTTTGTGGGCTGGTGGTCTGGTGCGCCAAGGTGTTTGTTGAGGTGCTGCTGTGATTGTTGAGTTGATGGCCGCGAACGCGGCGTTTTCCGTGATCAAGCAAGCCCTAGCCAACGGCAAGGAGTTGTCTGCGCTCGGCTCACGGGTGTTCGACTACTTCGACAACAAGGCGATCATCCAAGAAAGAGCCACCAAGAAGGGTGGCGGCTCCGACATGGAAGAATTCATGGCGTTGGAGCAACTGAACGCTCAAGAGGTGGAGCTGCGTGAACGGATGGTCTACGAAGGCAGACCCGGCATGTGGCAAGACTGGCAGAAGTTCCAAGCCGCTGCTGCCCGTAGGCGCAGGGAGGCCAAGGAAGAAGCCGCCAGAGAAGCAAAGAGGCGGCAAAAGCAACTTGAAGACATGGTTGAATACATAGCCATCGGTGTGGGGGTTGTTATCCTGACTGCCCTGCTGGTAGGCGGCATTGTTCTTTACATGAAGCACTTGAGATGAGCGAAAAGCCTGAGTCCATCATTGACAAGGTGTTGACCTATGTAGACAGCCCGTTCAAGCTGTTTGCCATCCTTGTGATGGGCGTGGTGGCCTTTGCCGGGTACTTCCTTTGGCAGAACCAGACCTTCATGTTTGACGCTTACAAAGAGTCCAAGAAGCTGCCAGAGATCAACACAACACGCGCCGATGATGCAAGCTCTATGTTGCTCAAAAAGACGGGTGCAACCGTGGTGGCGGTGTTCAAGGTCAACCCGCTGTTCAACAGCCGGGTGCTGTACCGGGCCTATACCAAGGACGGCAGGGACAAGACGATTGAAGACATTGATGTGGGGCTGTTCAGTCAGAACTCTGCCAACAACGCAGATGTGGTCAAACTGATGACCAACGAGATTCCTTGCGGGGACTACCGCTACGCTCAGTCTGAAGTGGGCTTGTGGTATTTGGATAAGGGCGTGACGTTTACCTGCCGGGTCAGCGTACCGCCAGACAGCCATCGCTTTGTTGGACAGGTCACGGTCGGATGGGCAGAGCCACCGCAAGACATTCAACAGGTAAAATTCATGCTGGAGATCGCCAGCGCCATGCTAACCAAAAGGGGTAATTGATATGGATTGGCTTAAACAAATCGCACCGACAATCGCTACTGCAATGGGTGGCCCACTAGCGGGTATGGCTGTGTCGGCTATCTCAAAAGCTATTGGCGTTGACCCTGACAAGGTTGGCGACATGATTAGCAACAACAAGCTGTCGGCAGAACAAATCGCACAGGTCAAAATTGCTGAAATTGAACTTCAAAAGCAAGCGCAAGAACTTGGCCTTAACTTTGAAAAGCTAGAAGTGGAAGACCGCAAGTCAGCACGGGAGATGCAAGCAACCACTCGCAGCATGATGCCACCTATCTTGGCTGGCGCTGTGACCATTGGTTTTTTTGGCATTATGGTAATGATGTTCTTTAACCAAATTGACAGCAACAACCCTGCAATCTTGATGATGCTTGGCAGCTTGGGTACTGCGTGGACGGGCATCATTGCCTACTATTTTGGATCGTCTGCTGGTTCACAAGCCAAGACCGATTTGCTTTCTAAATCTGGAGCATCTAAGTGATTACTGCTGAACAACTTAAAGAATTGCACATTAGTGGCGATTGGCTAGAGCCTTTAAATCAGGCTATGCAACGCTATGAAATCAACACGCCACTGCGGATGGCTGCTTTTATTGGTCAATGCGCTCACGAATCAGGCAACTTTAAGACCCTGCAAGAAAACCTAAACTACTCAGCGGAAGCCCTGTGCCGTGTCTGGCCTAGCAGATTTCCTAATCTTGAGGCAGCACAACCGTATCACCGCAATCCCGACAAGATCGCAAACAAGGTATACGGTGGTCGTATGGGGAATGGAACCGAAGAAACTGAGGAAGGTAGCCTCTACAAAGGCCGTGGCCTGATCCAGTTGACTGGCAAGGACAACTACACTCTCTGTGGTGATGCGTTGCAGCAAGATTTCATTCATTCGCCTGACCTTCTATTGTCACCAAAATACGCAGCACTAAGCGCGGCTTGGTTTTGGAATAAGCGTGGCCTAAACAAAGAGGCCGATGCAAAAGATTATGTTGCCATGACCAAAAAAATCAATGGCGGCACAATCGGCTTAGAGGATCGCTTAAAGCATATCAAACACGTTTTGGACGTTCTTGAAAACTAACCGGGATGTAGGCACAAGCCTCTGATGCGCTTGTCTCTACATTCACAACCAAAGTGCGTGGGCTAATTACTTGTTCAGGGTGACTAAGCCAACGCCGACAATTCTTGCAGTAGTTATCAGGGAACTCTGGTTCACACCGACAAACATCAGGCAGCAGGGGTGTCATCTTTGTACTCCAACTCAAGCAACAACTCTAAGTAATGAATGGCCTTGCGTATGTCAGCAGCGCCGCCTTTAGTTTTGTACCTAGTAACATATTTCACCACGTTCCCGGCACAAAAACCTAGATTGTTGGCGTGGATGTAGACAATGGGCTGGATGCCTTTGTCTTTGTAATGATTGCCAGATTCTTGTTTATCAAGGGCAGACATTACGACTCCTTTATAAAAACGCCATTTGGCAACAAAGTCCCCTTGCGATGTTTAATTTGGCTGTAAGCAACTTCCATGCAATTTACAAGGTCAATGTTTTGTAAAGCGCAATAATTAACAAGGCAAACAAGTACATCCCCTACGCCATCAATAATTCCTTCACGGTCTTTTTTAATGGTGGCATCAGCTAATTCGCCAAGTTCAGACATGGCTTTAAGAAGCTGCGTATCAGGAGTTGAATTAGGAATAATTTTCCTTGCTTCAGCCCATTGAATAATTTGCATTTCTACTTGTGCGTAGCTCATACTGTCCACTCTCTTTCATTACGACCACTGTTTGATTTAACTGTTTTGCCTGTTAGGAACACCATGCCCATAACTTTCATTTCGTTCATGCGCCTAGCAACTTGATTTCCATCAAGGCCAGTTAACCCTGCAATACCATCTTTTCCAAGTGGCCCATGTTCTTTTAGGCAATCAGAAATAAGATTCCAATGCTTTGATGCAGACTCTACGATTGAGTCTGCTGCTTCAAACGATTCAACAGGATCAGTTGCCCGAACACGGGGAAACTTAATGTCAAAAAACTCTTTGAACTTGTTTGCGTATTCCATGTCTTGTCCTAAGTTATGGATGTTAGCAACATTATTGAATAACAATAACATTGCTAACTTAAATAAGGTGGGGTACTCGCTGCACTAGTGTCTCTTTGTCGTCTCGGGCACGTTTCCCAATAACCAGCATTCGCTTTCCCCCGTTAATTAATCAGTACCGCCAACTTGCATTACTTCAGCGTCTGTCTCTTGTTCTTTGAACTGTTGAACAAGTTTCTGGTGTAGCGGGAAAGCACCAGATTCTGTTGGCAGTTGTCCAAGAACACGGACAATAAAAGCGGCTTCATTTGCGTCAAGATTAAAAGTCATAGTTTCTCCAAGTTAAAAAGGAATTGATGAATCGTCCATGTCTGCAAAACTACCGCCTTGAGGTTTTGGCTTTGCTGCTTGTGATGCAGCGCCTTCTTTGCGACCACCTTGCAAAGCAACATCGTTAACGCGAACGTCTGTGCTGATCTTTTCAACACCATTCTTGTCAGTGTATTTGCGCTGGCTTACGTTGCCTGTAACGGTCACAGATTGTCCTTTAGTCAGGTAATGTGCCAGTGACTCAGCACGTTTGCCAAACAACTGGCAGTTCCACCAGATAGCGTCTTTGTCTTTGCCTTGGCTATCGGCAATTGAAAAATTTGCTACGGCATCGCCATTAGGCAAAAACCGAACTTCAGCGTCACGACCAAGCTGACCAGCGACTGTCAAATTATTCATAGATTTCCTTCATGCTCTTTCGAGATTTGTTTGATGATTTGTTCATAGAACTTGTTTGCCTCCTCTACCTTCTTTTTTATCTTGTCCTCTAACGCCATGTCGCGTTTGTACAGAACTCTAGTAACCCGTAGCTCGGGTGTTATGTGGTCAACTTTGTGGATGGCTGGATTCTCATAGCCAATCAAATGCTCTGGTGTTGATACCAAACAATAGTCAATCTCAAACTCATCCATGTCCCACAGCATCATGTAGGCTCTGCCTTGCCATTCGTAGGTCTTGTCTTCACCTTGTGAAGCAAGCACGGGAAAGGTTGACAGCGACCATGATGATTTGATGTCGTGAATCCTGTTGTTGCCAACAATGTCGCACTCACCAGTAATCCAATCATTAGTCTTGCGCTCAGTGTTTTTCACAAAGTTAGTGAACAGCACAGAGTTCAGCAATTCGATAGACTTATCTTCAACCTCAATACCTTTAGTCATGTACTTTGAAGTGATGATTTCGTCATAGCCGTAGATAAACTCTTTGGCTTGTTTAATAATGGCTGTCTTAGCCCCTACAGACAAAGTTTCGTCTTTGCCTTTTGGGTCAGTCATAATTTCAGCTAATGATGATGCTCTAAATTTAAGCATTTGCTAACGCCTGTACTAAAACAGATTCTTGTTCTTTGGTCAAAGTAAAAGTGTCCCGCAGTTGTTCAACTGTGTATTCTTTTGCAATGATTTTTTGTACTGCGTTATCAAACCGATTGTTAGTCAATGCTGGTTTTTTAACTTCTTGTGGTGTTTGGTCAGAATCGTTGTCGCCTTCAGTCGGAATTGAAAAAGCCATTAACATTGCATACTTGTGAGCCGCAGACATTGCTTTGTTAGTTGCTTTGTCACCTGAATCCATTGCTTCACCATAACTTCTTACGGTGTGTTTTGTTCCGTCTTCACTTGAAACAAAATCAAATTCAGCTTCCACTACTACATAGTGCATTGACCCGCCACTTTTTGTTTCTGCCAATCTAAGATCGCGTGAAAGAATGCGTGGCAAAACACAAAGATTGTTTTCTGCAAGGATTGATGACAACACGTTGTAAACATCATCAATAGATCGAAACTGGTAACCTTGAGCTTGGTTTTTGCGACCTTTGCCAATGCCTTGTTTTGCAAGTTCAGCTTGGACTTTGTTAATTGCTTGATAGACCTTCATGCTGATTTCCTTACTGGTGCAGCAAGCAGCCAATTAGGGCCAAGCTGGATAACTGATCGCACCCACTTGCGCTGGTACTGCTGGATAACTGCTGGTGGCGCATCGTAAGTCTTAAACAACTCACGGGCTTTTTGCCGAATTTGAAATGTAGTCATTCTTGCACCTCTTTTGACTCTGTTCTATCCACTTCAACAAATAGCAATTCAGTGTAAGTGCAAAAATTAACTTCATTAAAGCCTTGACCTTCAACGACTTTGTTTGCGTAATCAAGCAAAATTTTCTCGACTTCAGCGCGGGACAACGTAATTTTCATGTGAACTCCTGTCTTGTTGAGCCTCCATCTTATAACGCATCAACAAAAAAAACAGTAGGGGAAACCCTGATGGACAAGCAGGTCAACAATGATACTCTTGCCAGCATGAACACACCAGACCACCACGAAACTGCCGCAGCACAGGAGCTTTGCGTCACTGCAATCCAAGCTGTCAAGCAGTACACTTTTGATCCCGGCGACTTTGAGGCAGCTACCGTTGCGCTTTTAGCTCGGGCCATTGAACTCACCACAAAGAAGGAACTGACACTGTGTTACCAGCAAAACTCTACTACTTGAAACAGCTTGAGAATGGCCCTGTAAGCCATAGAACGATCACCAAGCGCATGACAGGCAAATACCTAGACTCAGCAGCGGGAATTAAAGACGCACTGGTTGCAGATGGCATCATTGTGTGCGTTGCAAAGGTAATGCAAAGCAACGGCAAGTACGCCTACCATCACAAGCTAACCGGGAAAACCTATGTTGCCAAAAAGCAACAAGAAAACTCTGATGTTTGGGATGATGGACAAGCAAAGTCAACAGGCAATGCGTTTGATTGGCGTGGGCCATCAGTAATGTTTAAAAAGCAAGAACTAGCGCAGTTGCAACAGAAGTATCAAGGCAACAACCCGATCACCATTTACAGCAGAGCTTGAGTGGTGGTATAGTTTAGTGAAACCCGGATAGATACGAAGTCATGAGCGTGTCGAAAAGTGAGCCTTCCCACCTGCCGTGCGTTTCTTCAGTGAAGGACAGTGAATGGAAAATTTATGCTTTTACAGCCAAAAAATTGGGCCGTCTTTCAACATTACAAAGACCGTTGCCCACCGTGGATCAAACTCCATCGTGACCTCTTAAATGACCGTGTATTTATGTGCTTGCCACTTGCTAGCAAGGCGCTAGCACCTTTGCTTTGGTTGCTAGCATCAGAGTCTAAAGACGGGACTTTTGATGGCTCACTAGATGAGCTAGTGTTTCGATTGCACATAACACCTAAAGACTACCAAGATGGCGTTAAGCCGTTGATTGATAAAGGTTTTTTTGTTGTTGCTAGTGGAGTGCTAGCAGAGTGCTATCAAGATGCTATCCCAGAGACAGAGGGAGAGGGAGAGACAGAGAGAGAGACAAAGACAGAGCAGAGGCAAAAAAGCAATCGCGGTTCGCGCTTGCCAGTGGACTTTGTTTTGCCAGATGATTGGATTTCATTTTGTCAAACAGAACGCAAGGACTTGGTTCCCGCAAAAGTCTTTGACGAGTTTAAAGATTATTGGATTTCAGTTCCAGCAAATAAAGCAACTAGAACTGATTGGTTGGCAACATGGAGAAATTGGGTGCGCCGACAAAATGCCCCAAGACAATCCTTTGCCCAACAAGCCGCTGACGTTGCCCGAACAACAGTCCCTGCTCAACACTCTGGTCGTGACCCTGTGCTTATCAAACTTGAGCAAGAGCGTTTAAAGGCAGTTCCTCCATCAATTGAACAGCTTGAAAAAATGGCCGCATTGCGTAGGAGTATTGCAAAATGAATTGGGAATCACTTACACCTTTAATGGAAAAAGCCATTGATAAAGTTATGAAAATCAAAAATGTTGATGAACGTCTTGCAATGTTAATTTTTAATGTTGCTGAGCTTGTTGAATCTGCTGAGCGTGAGCGTTTTGCAAAAGAATGTATTGACCTTGTTGCTTTTTATGGTGGGACTGTTGACCTTGAAGCAGCAATAAGAGCTAGGAGCCAAAAATGAAACGACCTTACGCACTCAAACGCCTGTTGGAACACGGGGAACTGTCTAGCAGGGAGATTGAAGAAATTACCTGCTGGACAACAAAGCAAGTGTGGGCCAGCATTCAGCGTCTGCAAAAAACTGATGTTATTCGCAAGTACCCAAAGATGAAGTGGGGCTTGATAAAACTGTGGCCTTACCCATGACACGCAGACAAATTCAAGACGCTGGCGACAGATACATGATTGAGTTGGGCGAAGCTAGGGTATTGCTTTGCACTTACCAAGTGACCAAGCAGAAAGTTCTGACGCAAGCCAGAATGGAATGGTTGGAAAAGAAGTACGGCACGGGTTCTGTAGCAAGGATTCGTGATTACATGACAAGATTACAAAACGGAGAATTGGAATGAGATACGCAGCAAGGGTTGACGCTAATCAGGCTGAAGTTGTTGCACAGTTACGAGCAGCAGGTGCTTACGTTTGGGTCATTGGCCTACCTGTTGACCTTCTTGTCGGCTTTAACAACCAGATGTACTTGGTTGAAATCAAGAATGGCTCCAGAAAGCATTTAACAAAGCTACAGCAAGACTTTTTTGCAAGTTGGACTGGGGGTAGCTTGCACCGCATAGAAAGCCCTGATGAGGCTTTACGCATGATTGGAGTGCTATGACTCCAGACATGAAAAGTCGTAATCAAGAGAGCCTGTATCACGCAATCATTAACCAAATTGCCAAACAGTCTCAACTTCACGGTAGCCGCTGGTCGAGTGAAAGTTTTAAAAGATTTTTGATTGACCAATGGGCGCACGAAAGTGGCGAAATGGACAGCATTAGCAAGATCATGCCAAGCATTGATAACGAACGACTTGTCCAGCTAGGCCATCAAAGCAGACGGTTTACCAAAGAGCAAGCCATCAGCTTTACTGAGTGGTTGTTGTATTGGGCCAACACTAACGGGGTGACGCTTGAAGAACGCTGAAATTATTCACAAAGGCAAAGTAGCAAGCCTTGGTTGTGCGCTGTGCCATCACTTGCATGGCGACCATGAGCCGGGGCCAGTGGAGTTACACCACCTAAGAGCAGGGGGTTGGGGGCGTGGAAGTTACTTAACTTTGATGGGCCTATGCGTAGAACATCATCGTGGCAATAAGGGTATACACGGATTGGGGACAAAAGGCTTTGTGGAATATTATGGAATCACTCAGCAAGAACTGCTTGAGTGGACACTAAACAAGATAGGACAAAAATGAACTACACAGCCATTGCAGCGGCTATGAGAGCCGAAATTGAAAATCCTTTGAAATGCTATATGCCCAACAGCCCCGGCGCATTTGTGCGGGACAGGTTGTTTAAACAATGCAACTGGGAAGAAGCGACTTGGTTCTGGTCGCACTATTGCAGCGGCAATTTTAAAAATCCTACATTAGACAATTTATATCTTGAACTTAAGGCACTTGCTGCCAACGAAAAAATGCCCGATTGGGGAACTAAGGGGACATGATGGACTGCAAAAACAATTAATGTTATTAAGGCTAAATTTAAGGAAAAAAATGACACAAGATCAATTAAAACTTTTATTGCGATACGAATCAGATTCGGGTCTGTTTTTTTGGTTGGCAAGAAAAGGTACTGCAAAAGCTGGAAGTGTAGCTGGAGCCATTGCGTCAAATGGTTACATAAACATTTGCGTTAATAGAAAAATATATAAGGCTCACAGGCTTGCTTGGTTATGGGTTTACGGTGTACTGCCACCTAATCAAATTGACCACATAAATGGAGTAAGAAACGATAACAAGATTGCTAATTTGAGACAAGCAACAGCTTTTGAGAATGCTCAAAATCACACATCTTTTGGGGTGCATTTGCATAAAGAAAAAAATAAATGGCAAGCGCGAATTAGGGTCAAAAATAAACGGTTACATATTGGTTATTTTGAGTCAAAACAAGATGCAATTTTTGCATATTTAAAAGCTAAAGAAATTCACCACAAATTTCAACCAATTCCAAGAGGTTTTGTATGAAATGTTTTCACCGTTGGGAACCGTTAAACGATCTGCCTTTGTACAAGTGCGCTCGATGCGGCGCTTTTCTGAGGATCATCAAATGAAAGACGAAGCATTGAAACTGGCGCTGGAGGCGTTGGAAACTGAGTTGGCGGTTGATATGAACAACGGCGCTGAAGTTGGTGAGGCGGCAGAACTTATGTGCGAAGCCATCACCGCCATCAAGCAAGCCCTTGCAGCACAGCAGGAGCACGAGCCAGAGAACGAGCCCTATGTGTCGCTGGCAAGTGTGCAGGAGCCTGTGGCGTGGATGTTTGACTGCGGAAATGGGGGAAGGATGTATGCCGAAGATTTGGATGCCTCAGTTGGTTGGCTTCCCCTCTACACCACCCCACCCGCAGCACAGCCAGCAGTGCCGGATGCAATACACCACACCGATCTGAGTGAGCATCCCCAGTACATCGAAGGATGGAACGATTGCAGAGCAGAGATGCTGAAAGGAATGAAATGAAAACCACGATAGACATGGCCCGTGAGGCTGGTGGACGAGCGCAACAGAACAAGAACTGTGATGTTGAATACCTGATGTCGGCTGATGCACTCAAAGCCTTTGAAGCCCTTGTCCGTGCTGATGAGCGTAACCGCACATGGACACAAGAGCATTGGACTGAGTATGAGCGCAGCATTGCAAATCAAGCCGTTATGACCGAGCAAAAAAGAATAGTCAATCTTTTGATGATTCAACACGAAGCAGCAAAAGGAACACACAACTATTGGCACGTTGCAGCAAATTTAATCCAAGCAGAAGTGGCGAGCGACACATGAGCAACTTTCACGCCAGAGTCAGCGAGGTCACGATTGAGATGGACGGCTTGCACATCACAACAGTGACAGCCCCTGACACCAAAGAAGCCGCACCAGATGAGGCGCAAATTGGCGACTTTCACATGAGCTTGTTTACAGCAGCGGAATGGATAGAGTTTTCTGGTTTGATTGAAACAGCAATTCGGGAGGTGACGGGTGATGCCGCCATCCGAGCAAGATCAAAGGATAAAAAATGATTACACAAGCGGAATTGAAAAACTTGTTTGACTACGTTGATGGGCAGCTTGTTGCAAAAACAAACTGCAATAAGCGAAAAGCTGGTGATGTTTTGGGGGCTACAAATGAGAAGGGCTATTTGAGGGGGCGTGTAAATCAACGCTTGTACAGAGTTCACCGATTAGTGTTCTTGTATTTTCATGGATTCATGCCGCCGCAAGTTGACCATATTGACGGCAACAGAATGAATAACAAAATTGACAACTTGAGGGAGGCAACTTCAACTCAAAACAATCAAAACAGAAAAGCTACAAGTTCAAGCGGCGTTAAGGGTGTTGTTTGGCATAAGCAATCAAAGAAGTGGGTTGCATCAATCTGCATTAACAGAAAAAGCGTTCACCTTGGTTCGTTTTTATCCATTGAGGATGCCGCATTTGCGGCGAACAAAGCAAGGCAGTTGGCACATAATGAGTTTTACAGGGGAAACACATGAGGAAGGTTTGTCGCCGCAAGATATACCAATTGGTCAACCCAATAGCACACGCTATTGCTGGCGCAGGTATCACAACAGACGATTGCCTTAAACAACTCAAAGACAAAGAGCTTGCCGCCATCGAAGCCATGAGGACAGGCAACGCTACTGTCTACACATGGCAAGAACTGGTAGACATGAACAACATCTGTCAGGTTATGGCAAGAAACGGCATTGGGCCAGAAGCACTGCCTGACTCCATGATGGCTGAGATTGAGCTACAACACGCCGCCAAGCGATTTGAAGCCACAGGTAGGATGCTACTGACAGGAACAGGTTTGAGAACCATTAACGAGGTTTTAGAGTGGCATCATCTCCAGCGCACATCAGTCAGTCGATCAGAATACGAGCGCATGATTGACAAGACCCGCAACAAAATACGTTCTCGCTCAAAAGACGTTACGGTTATACAATGACGCAAGGAGAATTCACCATGAAATTTAGCATCAACGAAGCCCAGTCCAATGTGATGGGAGAGTTTGCAATGTGTCTGCTTAACGGCGTGACAGCAGGTCATATCCACCATCTTGGCACTGACAGCTACTCACAGCACATGGCTTTGGGTGACTTTTATGATGGCCTTGATGACTTAACTGACAAATTTATTGAGGCGTACCAAGGCCGATACTCGAAAATAATTTTCGCGGAAAAGGCACTTTTTCTGGGGGAAAATGGTTTGGCGCTTGTTCAGTACGTCTGTGACCAGATCGAAAGCTATCGCAAGATGCCGGGATTTCCACAGGACAGCGAACTGCAAAACATCGTAGACGAACTGCTTGACTTGGCAGATTCCACCAAATACAAGTTGAGATTCCTAAAATAATGCCACTCATTAAGAAACAATCAGGCTGGTATTGGGGTTCGCAAGGGCCATTCGATACAAAAGCAAAAGCACTGGCAGTTTCTCGGGCTGCTTACGCTTCTGGCTACAAAAAGCAGAATGCTGACGTAATTTCCTATAGAGTTGACGAAATTGGCTGGAAACCCCCAACAAATTTGCTGAGAAAATTTGAGAAGGCTTAAACAATTTTTTTGTATTTACGCCAGATTTCCGGAGAGGGAAATTTTTTGCCTAGTCCAGCTAGGCATTTTTTTTCTTCAAAATTTTTTTTCCGAAATGCGTAGTTGGCTTTTAGGGTTTTTTGGCTCCTGTTACTGATCGGTGCAGTCAAAAACCATACGGTGCAGTCATAAACTATACTGTTCAGTCGCAAAATATCGATATACGGCCCAATGACCTACAAAAAATGCAAAATGACGGGGAAATCATTACATAACTGCCGCCGCCTGCCGCTTGCCTGCCTTTTGTGGCTTGCCGTTCTGCCTGCCTGCCGTTAACCCTGCCGCCTGCCGTGCTGCCCGTATAAGCTGCCCGGTTAGCCTGCCGCCTGCCGTATCCCTGCCGCTTTGCCTGCCGTTCTCATGGCCTGCAACCTATCG